GATAGAGATATAGAAAGACAGATAGAAATTTCTGTAATTGAGGATAAGCAGATTAGAGGCGACCTTATGTTGATGGATTTTGCAAACAATGAAGAACGAATTCGTAGAAAAGAGATGTCACTGGAAGAAGCTTATAATGTATGAACTAAAGGACTATCTCAATGCGGTAAACTCTACCAAAGAAAAGCTTATGGATGATGAGGATGAGACATGGGAGAAGAAATACCCACCATTCATCGTAAATAAGTGTGTTGCACCATTTCAAGACACAATCATGCTAGTGAATGAGATTAACCAGTTACACCATCTGGATAAGAAACTTCAGTTTGATTTTTTGATAAATAGTCTACGTCCAAGGAAAAGGTACACCCCTTGGCTGAAGGCGACGAAATTAGAGAATCTAGAGTATGTTAAAGAGTTCTATGGATACAACAACGAGAAAGCAAAGGTTGCTCTTGACCTACTGAATGATGAACAAATTTCTGCCATAAAACAAAAGATGAGAAAAGGTGGAAGAGATGGAAGAAATTAGCTGGACACAAGAACAACTACTCGAAGTGGGACTAAATGAACCCGACGATTTTCTAAAGGTCAGAGAGACACTATCACGCATTGGTGTTGCTTCTCGAAAAGAGAGGAAACTATACCAATCCTGCCACATCCTACACAAACAGGGACGATATTACATTGTGCATTTCAAGGAGCTATTTGCCCTTGATGGAAAGAGAACTAACATATCGACAAATGATTTGTCTCGTAGAAACACAATCGCAAATCTATTACAGGATTGGGGGTTGATTCAAATAATGAGTGAAAGCTCTCATGAATCAGCACCACTAAGTCAAATAAAAATCCTCACATACAAAGAGAAGAATGAATGGTTGCTGGAGACAAAATACAATATTGGAAAGAAAAGAGAGACTTGACAGACAACTATAAAGGTGATATACTTATATAATGGAATTCTATACAAATGTGATTCAGCGTGGCAACTCTCTTCTGGTGAGGGGTGTCGAGGATGGTCAGCGGGTATCCAAGCGGGTAAACTACAGACCTACACTATTCAACAAAGTACATGAGCATACAGGATACAAGACTCTTGATGGCCAAGATGTTCTTCCTCGTAAATTCGACTCCATAAAGGAAGCGAAGGCATGGGCTGAACAGAGAGCAAATCAAAAGATATTGTTCGGTAATACACAGTATCCTTATTGCTATATCAGTGATGAGTATCCTGATGATGTGCCTTGGGACAAGGATCAAATCCTTATCGTGACCATTGACATTGAGGTGGAGTGCGAGAACGGTTTTCCTGATCCAACGGATGCCGCAGAACCACTACTGTCAATCACGATGAAGAACCACCAGAGCAAGAAGATTGTTGTCTGGGGTCTGCATGAGTTTCAAAACATCCGTGAGGATGTAGACTATCGCTTGTGTAGAGATGAGGATGACTTGCTCATTAAGTTTCTTGACGAATGGCGCATGATATATCCAGACATTGTGACTGGTTGGAACACAGAGTTTTTTGACATTCCCTACATCTGTAATCGTATCAAGAACCTATTCGGTGAAGACTTTATGAATAAGTTATCACCTTGGAACAATGTGTTCGCCAAGGAAGTGTATCAGATGGGCCGCAAGCGGCAAGTGTATGATATACAGGGTGTGTCTGCACTAGACTTCTTTGACCTGTATCGCAAGTTCACATATACAAACCAAGAACGATACACGCTGGACCATATTGCGTTTGTAGAACTGGGTGAGCGGAAGGATGGCAATCCCTTTGACACATTTCGAGAGTGGTATCAGAAAGACTATCAGTCGTTCATTGAATACAACATTCAAGACGTGGAGATTGTGGATAAGCTAGAAGACAAGATGCGGCTCATTGAGTTGTGCTTGACTATGGCATATGACGGTAAGGTAAACTTTACGGATGTTCTGGGTCAAGTACGTTACTGGGACAACATGATATACAATCACCTACGCAAAAAGGATATTGTGATACCGCAAAAGAAGGATCATAAGAAGATAGAAAAGTTTGAGGGTGCTTATGTGAAAGACCCTCAAGTGGGTATGCACAAATGGGTTATGTCCTTTGACTTGAACTCGCTGTATCCACACCTTATCATGCAGTATAACATCTCACCAGAAACCCTAATGCGTAGCGGTGAAGTGAAAGAAGGAATGGTGGATGGCATTCTTGCTGAGAAAATCAGAAATGATACAGAGTATTGTATGACTCCAAACGGTGCGTTTTTTCGTAAGGATGTCAAAGGATTTTTACCAGAAATAATGGAGAATGTATATAATGATCGTGTCAAATATAAGAAGCTTATGCTCGAAGCTAAACAAGAGTATGAAGACACTGGTGACCCCGCACTACTCAAAAAGATATCTCGCTACGACAACATCCAAATGGCAAAGAAGATTTCTCTTAATTCCGCTTATGGCGCAATTGGTAATAACTACTTTCGTTATTTTGATCTCTTGGTCGCTACAGCAATTACAACGTCTGGTCAGTTATCTATACGATGGGTTGAAAAGTCTTTTAACATCTATCTCAACAGAATCCTCAAAACTACTGGGGTTGACTATGTTATTGCGAGCGATACAGACTCGGTATATGTCACTTTTGAATCGTTGGTTGCTACGAAGTTTAAATCAGGAGAACAGACTAGCAAGATCGTCAATTTCTTGGATGCATTTGCAAAAGAGGAGTTGGAACCTTTTATTGACAAAAGTTATGAGGCTCTTGCTAAACGAATGAATGCGTATGACCAGAAGATGCAGATGGCAAGAGAAGCTATTGCTTCAACTGGTATATGGACTGCGAAGAAACGATACATCCTCAACGTATGGGACATGGAAGGTGTGCGGTTCAAGGAACCGTATCTAAAGATCATGGGTATCGAAGCAGTCAAGTCATCTACTCCTGCCCCTTGTAGAGAGAAGATTAAGCAAGCACTTAAAATAATTATTGATGGTGATGAGAAGGAACTGAATGCATTCATCAAAGATTTTCGTGAGGAGTTTATGAACCTACCAGCAGAGGATATTGCGTATCCTCGTAGTTGTAATGGTGTCAAGAAATACACTGCAACATCTAACAGCACAATGGATTTGATGAGTGGTGAGAGCGTAGAGTATGGTTTCTTCAAGAAAGGTGCCCCCATACACACAAAGGGTGCCATACTCATGAACTACTTGGTAAATAAGAATGGTCTGTCTGCCAAGTATCCATACATTCAAGAGGGAGACAAGGTGAAATTTGTTGCACTCAAAGAACCAAACAAGTATCAATCAAGCTCACTGTCGTTCATGACCTCTTTCCCCACAGAGTTTGGCATGGAAGAACTGATTGACAGGCCGAAGCAGTTCGAGAAGAGTTTTATTGAACCTCTACGTTTCATAACAGATAAGATACAATGGGGAATTGATGGTAGTTATGGCACACAAGGAACATTAGAGGATTTTTTCGGATGAGAATACCAAAATTAACAACACCAATTCGTTATCCCGGCGGTAAATCTAAAGCGGTGAAGAAATTATATGAACTTCTTCCAAACATAGGAGAGTATGAGGAGTGGCGTGAACCATTTCTTGGTGGTGGTTCTATGTCCGTTGCGATATCAAATCGGTATCCAGATATGAAGATTTGGGTAAATGACCTTTACCCAGCTCTATACACTTTTTGGACAAGTGTTCAAAGTGATGGTGAAAAGATGCGTGATACACTGCTGCAAATGAAGAGTGAATGTATCACACCAGAAGTGGCAAAGACAATGCTGGGAGAGCAGAAAGAGATCATCAATGATGATGTAAGTACTAAGTTTGATAAAGCAGTAGCTTGGTATTTTGCTAACAGAAATAGTTTCAGTGGTCTTACGGAAACAGGATCATACTCTGATCAAGCAAATAAAAAGAATTTTACAATAAATGTCATTAGTAAGTTACCACATTACCAGAAGTTAATTCGCAATTGGAAATTTACAAATGGTTCATATGATGTATTGTTGAAGGATAACAATCCTAAAGCATTTGTATACCTTGACCCACCATATGAATTGAAGGATTCAAAACTCTATGGTAAGAATGGTTCAATGCATCTTACTTTCGATCATGATGAATTTGCAAAGAATTGTAATGAGTGTGATATGAGTTGTATGATATCATATAATGCAGATCAACCTATCAAGGATAGGTTTCAAGGTTGGAATGAGTTGGAGTTTGATCATACCTATACTATGAGATCAGTAGGCAAATATATGAAAGAACAGAAGAGTAGGAAGGAACTTGTTCTGACAAATTATAGTTTAGAACAAGGGAATTTAGAGTCATTTTGGGCTTGACAATATTCCTTTTGTGTAGTACTATATAATAATACCAAGAGAGATAATCGCTTATGCAACC